AAGGCACGGGAAGCAGAATCCCTGACCAAGCCACTCTCGCCCTTTACTCTGTACCTTCTCATGCCGCAGTTATCCTCAAATTCTTGAACTTGGGAACGATTGCCCCGTTGGTTGACTTCATCACGATCTTCACCGCAAACACCCTGAAGTCGGATTGACCCGTCAGGCTGTACGCCATTTCCTGATATTCACCGACCGCCGTGTTTGGATAGGACATTGCAGGTGTCATTTCGACATACTGACGAAGTTCAAACGGCAATCCCGTGCCATTTTCGGGAGACATCCTTGCATAAACCCTGAAATCTGTCTCTGCGGGTTCACTTGCCAGCATTTCAACGCGAATGTTGTTTGCTTCCATGCCAGGCTCAAGAACCACTCTCTTGGTGATGTAGCGGGCATTGTGGCGATTTGCTTCCACCACCCCAAGATTGCTTGGTTCTGTCTCTCCCGTAAAGGGTACAGCAGGATTGTTTATCCTGTTTTCTATGCAGTAGACATTTGCACGATCCGTGTCAAAGAGCGGAGAGACATACTTGTCGGATGTTTCCATTCTTATCGTTAGATCCGTGAATTGCGTATTTGCAATTGCAATTGCCTTGCTGCTTGGCAGAGTTATTGTCTTGTTGATGCTTATTCCTTCACCGACAAGCCCGCTTTCCGTTACCGTCATCGTTGTTTCGGGTGGAACCATGACAGGAACATTGAATCTTACGGCATCTGCGGTCAATGATGCTCCATAATATGCAGAACCGGCATTGCCCAAGACAATGCTGGTTGGCGTGGACTGCGTGAATTCACATATGTGGAGAAGGAACTTGATGTCCTCCACATCGGTCTTCTGCACGCCAGATGAAGTCTGGTTCTTGTACAGGCTTCTTGCATATGGCTGCTTCGTGGCTCTGACGGTGCTTTCATTCGTGGTCTTCTTGATGACATTTGAGCCAATTTGAGAACTGTATATCTCAAAGTTGTTGCTCGGTGTCAGCAAGGAGAAGGCATATTCGCCAGGATTGAGGAACACGGGGCTTGTGAACTCAAAATCAACACCGACCGATGCATCCGTACTTGTGGCGACTGCACTTGATGCAACGGTCACATCGGAAAGCGGCAAGAACTTCGATGGATGCGGATATCCATTGACCACGGGCTTGAGAACCAATGTCAACGGAGAGTTTCCGTTTGAATCCTTGCTCTTGAAATACAGGGTGATTTTCTTCGCATAGACTCCCGAAGGATAGGTCGAAGGATCGACATAGAAACTCTGCGAAAGCGGATCGGTATATCCAAGAAGTTTGGTGAATCCCGATCTCTGTACATTCTTTCCGAAGATGTTCGTGACTATCTTCTCCGAACGGACGCTTTCCCTTCTTGTCTGTACTGCCCGTGTGGAGATGATGCCATCTCTGTAGTTGCCCCATGTTCCTTGAACGGGAAGAACACAATCTGCCGCCGTTGTAGTGGTCAATGGATCATTTGTTGGGCTATCCGTCAAGCGAATGTTTTTCTTTCCGACAGAAAGACTTGCAGACGGGATGCTAAATGTGAGATTGCTGACAGATCCGCTTGAGTCGCTTGTTATTCCCGATGCCACAGTTGTTCGTATACCATCCAAGAACAGATAAAGACCCGTGTTTGGCTTCAAGTTCTTCACATCCAAGCGCACATTGATGCTTCTTGCATATGGAAGAATGTCGCTTCTCACTTGCAGGTCGCCAATGTTGTTGACGATTGAGTTTGGCAGTATGGAATTGATGCTTGAAGGTGGTTGCAGACGAGAGCCTGCTGCGTTGACGAACACGCTTCTGCTCGAATCCAAGTTGTCGGGAATCGAACTGTTTGTCCTTGAAATTCCGGACCAATTGGATTCCCAGTCATTCCATTGCGTCCCGAATCCTCTTCCCTGACCAGGACCGGTTCCCGATGCAGGAGCAAATGCCCATGCATCGTTTTCGCCTTCCGTGTTGATTCGAACCACGGGCGCAGAAACATCGTCATACCAGAAGTCGCTGCTTGGCGTGGAACGGACAACTCCAAGATAATTGAAGACTCCCGATGGGTTTATGTTCAGCGATGTGGTTGCAAGCGGTTGATTGATCAGGGGACTTGTGGTGTATGACAGGGTATAGATGCCATCACTTGAACCCGTGATGTTCACGGGTAGGGAGGCATTGTTCAATCTGTATACCCTGTTCCTGAAAGCGGGTCTCATCTCGCCGTTTTCAAAGTCAATTGAAGCAGAATACATTGAATCCTGCACATCGCTCACGGAGTGACCCCTGAAGCCATCGACAAGGATTCCCTTCTTTGGAATTTCCAATCCTGCGGAATCGAGTATCGGTGAGTTCTTGGCTTGCTGCTCAAGCAAGGACAGATTGGTGAAATACTCAACAGCATCAAGACGATCCTCAATCTGTGCGATGTCCTGCATCGTGTATCTCTTGTTTTCGATCCGCTTGATCTGAACATCGTCCTTGGTTGTCGTGAATCCGTTCAGCGTCACATTGTAAAGGGTCATTGCATCGGGATCGTCTGTCGGCGGCAATGCTTCCAACGAGGGAATTCCTTGCAGCAACTTGAAGTTCCTGTCCCTTCCAAGGACGATCTTGTCGGTTCTCGGCAGATAGTGAGTGTAGGTGAACTTGTTGTCATTTGCCGCGCCAACCGGCATTGGAATGACATGACCCGTCAGGCTTCCATTTGGTGCCTTCACGGAACGGAAGTCAAGCACATCGGAAAGCCTGTAGGCCCGTCCTGTAGTCGGGCTGATGTAGACGGGAATGTCTTTGTAGTCAATAGAGGAATAGGAATCTACGGTGAAAGGACCATCTGCTCCGCTGTGCGCGAATCGCGTGACGGTCATTTCATAGGAACCCGTGATGCCGAACAAACCGCTTCCGCTCAAGTTGCTTGATGACGGAGTTGCATTGCTATTAAAGATCAATCTTGACCAATCGTAATAATCATCGCGTTGACCGTTGTCGAATGTGAAGTAATTCAGCAATTGGCTTGATGAAGTTCCGTTCAATGTTCCTGTAATCGAAGACACGGAGACCACATCGGTGTACGCAGTTGCACCCTTGCCGATGTAAAGGAAGTTTCTGCCTGTTTGGGGATCGGTTTGTGCCGCAAATGTTATTCCTGAAATTGTCTCGTTCACCAAACTCTTGGTTCGCTTGATGTAACTTGAACCTCCTGCCATGTCTGTTGTGTAGAACACATAGACATTCTGATTCGGTGCATTTGCCGTGATCACAAGTTGCGTTGAAATCGGAACAGCAGCGGTGAATCCTACTGGCGCACCTGTCGTTGACAAGACAAAGAGGTCTACCGAAGGAGTCGTTATGTTTGATTGTGGAGAAGTGAAGGCAATCGTCTTGGTGCTGCTTGGTGTAGTTATTGTAGAAATGCTTCCATTTGCACCGACAGCAACACGAACAAAGTTGGTTGTTGCGTAATTTACGCCATCGACCGACTTGACTCTCTGTCCTTTCGGAAGATCAAAAAGCAGTCCTGAGTCATTTGGATTCAGCAGGGTTCCTGTTGCTCCGTTCCAGACTATGTTGAAGGCTTGTTGTCCGGTTCCGCCTCCTTGAACAGCGTTTGCTGCCGCAAATATGCGTGTGGCATTTGCAAGAGTGAAGGAACCTGTCATCGAAATGTCGTACAGATATGCCGAATAATTGGCACCGCTAGGAAACAGTCCACGAATTCTTGCTGAACCTATGTTGTTGAAAGTGGCTCCAACCGCACCGTTAGAAAAGAAGACGATTGGCTGCGTATTCAGGTCAAATCCAGTCAGGCTGTTTGCCGACCCACCCATGGAAACAAGAAGCGAAGGACCAACAGAGCCTATCGATCTTTGATCCGAATGCTGCTTTGTGGTTCTTGCCCTTGGTATCGGCAACACGCTTGTTCCCTGTGTTTCGAACTCATAGCCAAATACATAAGCCTTTCCTTCACCTATTTCGGCGGAAAGGGTTGCTCCGGTCACTCCACCGACCACATCCCGATAGGTCATGTTCAGGTCAAATGGTTCTACCGTGTAGTTTCCGCTTTCGTCATAGGTTCTTCTTGCAAGAGTGTCCTCAAGAACGGCGTATTCGGGATACATCTCCTTCTTTATCGTCTGTCCATTGACGATTCGGATGATCTCCATGAAATCGGATCTTGCAAAATTCGTTGTTGCATCTGTGTTGGTTGGATCGAACTCGCATTGAGTCAACCCAAGATCGATCTTGAACCTGTCCGCGCCAGGCGCAGAATAGTTGTAGTAACCGAATGCAGGATCGTTCAGGCTTTCATCCTGCAACGCGGAGACAAATGACTTGTTTGCCTTGAATCCTATTCTTGTGGTGGGATTCGCAAATACCCTGTATTTTGCTCCTGCTGCACCGGTCAAGGTACTTGCTGCGATCATCTGTGCATCGTGCAGGACGAAATAGCCATCAACGAACCGAACACCGGAATCAACCGATATGACCGTGGCCTCCCCGATTGCTGGAACAGTTGTATTTCCGCTCAAGGAGAACGAGACCGAAACACTTCCTGCGGTTCCCGACAGGACATTGTTCGCGGAGAATGCAGTACCACCACGGAGATACTCAAAATAGATCACGGGATACGAATCAAGGGTCGAGGAGGAAAGACCCGATTCTGCGTGAATGACCTTTGCCTGATTCGTGGTTTCCGATCCCACGACAGAACCAATGAGGGAACTCACATTGGTGAATCCCGTGAGACCCGTGATTCTTGCATATCTGATGTAGTTCTCGGTGACCTGACCATCCAATACGACTGAACCATTTTCAAACACATGCTGACCGAATCTGTCGATCTGATTTTGGAGAATCGTCTGCAACTGCGTGACTTCCCTGGCTTGCAGCGCATAGCCAGGCTTGAACATGACACGAAGGAATTTCTTCGACTCATTGAAGTCATCAAAGTATGGGTCTACATTGAATAGCGTGGAATCGTATGACATTTCTTCCTCCGATCAAATCTCAATGATGAGTTTGATCTCCTCCTCTTGTGTTTCCGAACGAACAATCGGTCTCATGTTCTGTATGTATTGGACTTGACCGGAGCGATACTTGAAATCAGGCTCCCTGATTATCCCCGAAACCAATGAATTCACGGTATTCCCTGCACCATTGATGTACGGAATGGTGTTCTGCTGCTGTATGTTTCCGCTGCTGAAAATCAAAGACAGGTTTCCTGTCGCTCCATTGCTCGTCCAGTTGACCACGGTGCCGATTCCCGTGGCTGTTGAACCGCTGTAGCCATACACAGATGAATCAAGATCAAATGTGTCGTCCGCAAATGAGTCTCCGAATGCAGCAGCGAGTTGATATTGATAGACCTGATTGTAGACAGTTGGCAAACCTTCGACCAATTCGGTCTTTTCCACTATCTTTGCGATTCCGGTCAAGCCACTCACCAAAGTCATGTATCGATCTCTCACTCCAACCAATTCGCTCGTCAGGAATTCGCCGTGCGAATGCTCAAGGTATATCTTTCCCCTGTTGTTGAGACCGGACTGCGGTTCCCATCTGTATATCTTTCCCTTGGAACCCGTGAATTCTATATTTTCCGCCGCATTTCCGACTCCAACGGCATTCAAGCCTCTTGGGAATTCGTTCTGAACTTGCGAGAAAGTGCTGCTTGTGGAAGGACTCACCGTAAGGGCAAGCAAGTCCCTTCCTTCGGAGCCTGCTCTTGTACGCATCATGACATCAAAGACATCCAATGTGTTTGATCCCGTGGTTGATCCGATCTTTGCGCCAGAGATTCCTGACTTGAATTCCCCGACTACATTTGTCAGGACTAGTTCCGAGGAACCGGTGAACCCCGTGACACCCGAATACCAAGAAACCACCTTCCCTGCCGCTCCGCTGTGTCCCGTAACGGCAGTCTGATACGCAGTTGCTCCAACGGTGAAGGCTGAAACAGTACCCGACTGTATCGTTGAAATCCTGAACTGCGGTTGCTGCAAATCGGGGTTCTTGAGCAATCCGAATTGCCTGAACTCGTTCTGATTCGTGATTGTGCCGCTTTCGCTTCCCGTGAATTTCTTGACGATCATCATTGACTTCCCGCCCAATTCCGAAACGGGATTCGAACCATGCCCACCTTGCGGGGAAATGACAGGAATCGCAACATTGTCAAAGGAAGTCTTCAGGCTGCTTGGCATCGAAGAAGAGAAAGTCAAGCCCTTGACGACCTTCAATGTTGCATATGTGAAGTCCTTGCCGGTATCCACCATCTCAAAAGAATCAACAATCCGCTGCTGTCCCGTTCCGCTGGCAGCGAAGAATCGAACGGAAACATCCGCAAATGTCCTGTTGGGATCAAGTTCGTTGTTCTTTGCGGAGCCATCACCCTGAAGGCAGATGTTCGGGACTATGGAAAAGGTCGAACTTGAACCAGACAATCCCACCAAGAACGGAGAGGTCACGGCGACAGTTGCCGTGTTTGCGCCAGTTGGTTCATACGATTCAATGATTCTTCTTTGCCCCTGCCCCTGTCCCGAATCGATGTAAAGAACCATGTCCTTGTAGTAATCGGAGATGGGGGCAAGAGAGATGGAGAAAATCGATGCTGTCAAACCGCCAGCACTTACGCTGTTTGAAATCAGGTTTTCGCTGGACGAAAAGATGCACCTGTCGGAAACTATGTACTCCGCATATTCAGGCAAGAAGTAGATGAAGACCACCTCGCCGTCAACAGCAGCGTTCTGCACCGCAAATTGCAGATATCTTTCATCATCTATTCCCAAGGACTCAAGTCTTTCGACAGGCATGTAACCAGGTCGCAACAGTCCTGTTTTCTTCAGTCCTGATTTCAGGAGAAACTTCCTCTTTGCCTCCGTGATGGAGTACAGGTATTTCCATCTGTATCCATCGGAAAGAACCTTGACATCCGTATCGGTATGTGAGGGGGCAATCGTTGAAGGTGCGCCGTAATTGTTGTCAATGCACTTGTACACCCTCTCTTCGTCAACAAGCACATAGAAGATGTACGGATTTTCGGTGTTGAAAAGATCGACACTCGATCTGTACGGCTGATAAACCGTGCCTATCGTCCAGTCATAGCGGGGTACGACTATCGAAACATCTTCCCTGTCTATCTTCTTGTGGGCTATGATGTTCTGCCAGAACGCTATTTCGGTGTCATTGATGTCCTCTGACGCGGGAGGCAAGCCGTCCTGTTCGCCCTGCGAAGAAAGCCAAGGAAGCGGTTTGCCTATGGACAGAAACCACTTGTCCGTGGACAAATTGTTAAACATCGAAACAACCTCTTCCACGAAGGTTTGTTTGAAGTTTTGACGGAATTTGTCACAGACATTTGCCATGTTCGAACCTTTCTAGCCTATTTATCAAATCAACCGCAACTTGAAATCGTGTCAAATGGCGATGGAAGTTCTGCATATTTGTGAGTGAATTGAGTGGATGCTTCGGAACCTGCAATCGTCTTTCCGTAGTAATTCTTCAGACGGAAAGTCACGGTGTATGGTTTTGGATCGCTGCCTTGCGATTGGAATCCTGAAATCAGGAATTTGCCGTTCCAAGTGGATGATTCGGGACGATATCTGTAGAACTTGTTCCCATCGCTGATTTCTACCTCAAGTTGGTCTGTGATCCAATATTCCATGTTCTCTGCATTCAGTATGGAATAGTTGAAAATGATGGTTCCGTTTGTGTACACCACTTCGTTAAGTGCAAATGAAGAGCAGACAGACAACTGCACTTTTGGGACATCGGGTTCGACTATCAATTCGTTCTTGCAATCGAATTGCCTGCCAACTTCCCTGTCAAGGAAAGCCTCTGCCGTTATCTTCTTGAACGGGGATACCTCCGTGTATTGCAGCATCGCGTGTCTTCCGCTATTGGTTCCTGATGCAGACAATCCTGCCGCCCAGTTGTGCCTGTTTTCCACGCTCTGTTCCACCCATTCATCCCAATATCCATCTGTGCCTGTTCCTCCTCCGAGGAAATCATTCATCTGCGAACGAAGAATCCTTGCGGAATACGGTTGCTCCCTTTCGGAGAGGAAAATGTTTGGATGGCTGCTTATTTCGTGGAAAGGATAGCCAAGAGCCATGGTAGTGTTCCCCGATGCCGTATAACCGCCCTCTGCTGGCAATGCAGGATAAATTCCACCCGTTCCTCCTGTCAGAGAGGCAATCGGAAGATTCCATGCATGGGAATCCGCACGAATGATGTCATTCTTCCAACGATGATGGAGATATGCTTCGGTCGTTTCTCGTTCCTGCTTTGTCAGTATTCGGTCATAGACCAACACTTCGTGAATGACACCGTTGAAGTAATTCTCGCCAAGCCCCAAGGTCAATCTTTGGTTTGCCGTCAGCCCGTCAAGGTTTCCTACGGCAAAGCCCTTGGACACCCCATCAACGGTAAGTTGATTTACACCATCGGAGTATATCTTGTGAGCGAAGAAATTCTTGAAATACAGAGATTTGCTCGTATTCAAAGATGAGTTGGATGGCTTTGCTCCCGATGTCAGGGATGGAGTCATCCATATGCGAATGACATCGTTTGGTTGCAAGTCCTTGACGGATACCTTGTGGGTCTGATACTGCAACGGAGACCATGCATTTGCCACATAGCCATCGGACATTGAGGCAAAGTTCCATGATGCGATGTATGAAGGAACATTATTTACAGATCTTGTCGCAGAAGGAAGAGGAAGATTGTCATTTTTGGTGAGTACTGCTCTCCATCCAAGATTAGCATTGTCCGTCTTCATGTCCATCAGGAATTGGTAGGAACCTGCATCCTGTATCGTCTGTTCCCCGACAAGTTGGTAACGATAGTACCTTGCCTCCGTTGAAAGATCATCGTTGCTTTTCTTGTCGGAGTAGACATACTCTGTTGAGGTTCCTCCCGCAAACGAAGTCAAAGAACGGGAATCCGTACTCAATGTCGAGCAGACAACGGTGGTGTTTGGGTTTCCTGCCGTTAGACTCACAAGACTGGTTGCAAACGGAGAATGAAGAACCGTGTCATCATTCGTGACAAGGGCAGATCGTCTTGGGGATACTTCAGTTGATCCCGTGTAGATGTCTGTTCCTGTTGGGCTTGCCACCCAAAGGGACAATGGTCCTGCCCTGTTTCCGAACCCATAGTATGCGGAGATTCTTGGAGTTGTGTTGTCTCCCCCATCGACAAGGATCCGAGAATAGTCAACGCAAATCGTATGGTCTTGGTAATGTTGCCCTGTTGCTGCTCCTGTTGATCCTCCCGTTCCTTGTCCTCCCATCAACCCAACGACCAATGAATTTCTCTGGCTTGTCGAAGTATCGGAAGAAGGAAGGGGAAACGGAGTGAAAGCCGCAAAAATCGTCCTTGCATTCAGATTCAGATTCGGGGTTGTCAGCACCGAACCGAAGGTCAGGCTTGAACCCGTCAAAGCCAAGCCACCCATGCTTGAAATGGTGGGCAGCAATGTCCTTGAGTAGGATGTTGCGGTGTAGCCATTTCCGCTCGAATCGCCCCATGTGTTTGTCGTTGCTCCTGCCGCCGCAGTAAGGGTCTTTCCATCAAGCCATATCTTGAGACCGCTGATGTTTCTTGGATCGAAAGCGATTGCATAGTATTGTTGTAGGTCGCTTGGATTTCCCGATGCTCCCGTGATCGCAGAATCATGCAATGACGGAAAGTAAGGCGTGGCTCTTCCATCAAACAGCAGATTTCCGATGTCAACATAGGTATCAAGGGTATACGGAGAATAGTTGCCTATCAATTCCGTATCCGTCTTTCGTATGGTAGCATCGGTGCTTGTCGCGTCCTCAAGGCAACGATTGATCACCACTTTTCCGAACATTCCCATTCCTGCGGGATGTATCAATCTCCTCAATATCTCCTTGTATCTGTCTATCACTACCTCCGACAAGAGGACATACGAGAAGTTCTGGTAGTAATGATTGTCCTGCATCACCTTGTTGGTGGACAGCCGACCGTCATTGTTTGAGTAATAACCAGGATATGTGCATAGAGTCCCTGTCGAGGTCGATAAGGATGCGCCTGATCCGAAGGAAGTGCTTATGGTGTAGAGAGGTGCTGTCTCATATCCAACGCCGAAGTTGTCTATTCGTATCCTGTTTATGCCGCCGCCTGTGTCAACTTCCGTGATGGTCGCAACCGCCCCCTGACCCGTATCGCTTGTCGTGCTTGGTCGAAAGAATATTCTTTCGCCCTTTCGATAATTCGTTCCCTGTGAGTCTATGGTCACCGAAGACAGAACAGGGTATATTCTTGCCTCCGACAGCATCAAACCATTGTTTCCTTCAAACTCTATGCCACCGTAGTTTGATGATGCAACTGTGTTTGAACTGAATTGTCCGTTGATGTTCGTGAGGAAAAGTTCAGCAACTTCCCTGCTTCCCAATTGGTAAGTCACCACATCAATGACTCTTCCGCTTGCAATCACGGAGCCATCGGCGGAACGCTGCCTTACCACCTTGCCGCGAGATTCGAATATCCTTGAGCCAATTTCGTTTGAGCATCGGATGGACTTCTTCTGAATCCACTTTCCATCGGAAAGACGGAGAATATCCCTTGAAGGGTAGTAGAATTCCACAGCCGTGTCATACAGTATCCTGAACAGGAATTCGTAGGTTTTCTCCGTTCCCTTATTGCGGTAGAAGTCCTTGATGTTCTTCAGCAATTGCTTCACATTCACGGTGTTTGAATCATCATTGACGGCAAATTGCTCGGGAAAGTCAAGCAAATACTGCTTCTTGAATTCCGACACGAACAGGTCAAGTTCCTGGTCTATGTCCGAGATGTTCCCCAACGCCATGGGGCTACGAAGATACCCATCATACTTCTGCGACTCAAGCCACTCGTAATATGCCTGCACGAACGCCGACAATGTGGGATTGTCCGTCTGCACGAATTCGGGCAAACGATGCGTTATGATGGAGGAGTGGCTTTTGTCGTTTCCTGTGTTCATCTCGGTTATCTATTTGACGGGAACGAGGAACCTGTCTGCCGTCTTTCGGTTCTGAATGAATCGGGAACAAGGACGATGCTCGTGTTCTCCTTGTCAAACAAGATGATCTGATTCCTTCGCGTGAAGATGTCCTTCAAAACAGGAACCACGGTGATGGCTATTTCCGTGCTTGTAGAAGGCAGGATATAGACAGGATTGAAGTCTATGAGGCTTATCGTTCCCGTTGAGTAATTTATGGTTCCTGCCTCAGAGCGCAGAATGACCTTTTCCTCACCAACAAACTTGTATATCCGAATGTTGCCATAACCATCATCCTCAAGATATGCATCGACATTTGAATTTGTCGTACTGTCGTATATCCCGAATGCGCTGCTTGTAACTACAGGCGGATATCCATCGACAGGATGGTATATCTCGTTGTCAAAGTTGAACTTTACCGTGTACACTCCTTGTCTTCCGAGAATCGGCTCAAATCGCTTCTGTATCCGAATGTCGGCATCCGTGCTTGTGAAACTCTGGTTGATGGAATCCACGAAGGACGCGAACTTGGAGAACCTGAAGTTCAAGCCGAACTTGCCGAGTTTTTCAAGAGCATAAGCATCGATGGTATCGCTCACAAGTTGCTCAAGATCGGTTGCCGACAGGTTCGTTGCATTTGGGTTGTATCTCACGGTTGCATCAAGCACGATGTAGATGTAGTCGGGATCGACAACCTCGGCAGTTATGCCAAGGACATTCTTCCTCTGCAATATGGTGTTTTGGATGGACAACTTCTCCAATGTGGAGAGTTTGTCCGCATTCTGCGGCTTTATGGAAACGAATACCTTTCCGTATTGCGGAGGATCGTTCTCCTCTCCTCCCCACACCAAGATCGAATCAGCCGACTTGTAGTCCCTTGTCAGAATGGTCTTGTAGTCTTCGGCGGTGACCGTTCTTTCCTGCGCTTGGAAATTCCTGGGCGCATAGTACCTGATCGATTCCACATCTTCAGGATCGCTGCCACCGAAAGAAACCTGTGCATTTCCCTCGCTATCCAAGACGGGAGTGACTGTCGGAGTGACTCCCGCATTTGAAATGCTTCCTGAATACCTGAAGTTCTGCACTCCGTTTGCTTCCTCTGCCCGCGTGACCAAGTATTCGATTATGATTGCGTTTCCATCGGTGGGCTTCCTTCCAACGATTCCGTCCCCGAACAGGATTTGGTATCTCTGCTCCTCGACTTCCTGAAGATAGTATGCGCTGGTAGATGCATCGACCGAATTGAGGTCGGTGACGGGAAGCCATATGTCATTGATTCCCGTGATGTCCTTTGCGGATCTAGTCACCCTCACGCGAAGGGTTCCCGTGTCTATGTTCTTTTCGGGTATCACGAATTTCTGCGAGGTGTCGGACTCGTTGACAATGTATGTGAAGGACTGAAACCTTCCTTCCTTGATTTCGACATTCCTCGCAACGCAATTGTTTCCTTCGTTCAATACCTTGTAGTTCTGCAATGGAAGGAAGGTGAACACCGATCCCCCGTCAGTTGCAGCAAAAGTGTCGCCCCTGACGATGAATACCTCTCCTCTTGCAACGGCAGCCCTGAATGCAGAGGATGGATTTGTCCACACCACATCGACTATGGCGGTCGAAGCCTTGAAGGAACGGGGAGTGTATCCCAACTGCTTTGCGATTGAAACGACAGACTGACGCTTGACTGCCGAGTCTATGAATGCCTCGTTTGCCACCATGTTCGCGTAATACGCCTGATAGTGCGTGTTGTATGCCAACAAGTCAAGAAGGATGTTCATTCCCGATCCTTCGAAGTCATAGTCCCTGAAGCGATCCTGGTTCTTCAGGAATATCTTGAGATTCGTCTTGATTGCATCGAAATCAAGGTTGTCAACCGGCAAGTTTGGCGTGGTCATCTGATTCTCTCCACAATAACGGTGGCTCGGAACACTTCAACCCTGTTCTCAACTTGAAATTCAATGTCTATCCTGTATGCGTTCTGATCCATCAGGTCTATTATGTTTATGTTGGTTGCTCGCACTCTTTTTTCGTAAGCCTGTATGAGTTCGCTTATCTTCCGCTTCATCTGCAATGCTATCACGGAACTTGCGGGTTCGAACAGCAAGTCCATGATTCCCGACTCTATCTCGGGATGAAACGGCTTTTCGTAACGCTTGAACCGCAGGAGGTTCTTCAGGGACTGCTTGACTGCTTCTACTCCCGTGACATTCTTGATGTCCTTTGTCAGGGGATTGGTATCCAAATCCATGTCGATATCGGAAAAGGCAAGGATGGGGTCTTTGATCTTACTGATCGCCATTTTTGTTTTCCTTTGCCAGTTGCAATTCTATGAAACCCCTGTGTTCCTCAAATATGCTTGCAAAGTCCAAAGGCTTGTTGGGAACCATTTCCTCGTCAAGCCAGTCAAGATTGGCAAATCCGATCACAAGATTGTCTTTTCGTATTGGCAGTATGGAGAACGCCTCGGTTCCCTTGCTTCTACAATAGGTCTTCATTGTGGAATCTGCAAGGTTCCTCACCAAGTGAACCTGTGGATCATCCTTCTTGACCAATTCGATCTTTTCCCAAAGCAATGTCGCAAGCACGGCCTGCATGTGCATGTATTCGTATGCTACGCCTTGCTTGCAACTTTCATGGGTGACCGACATCCTCTTCATCGGTGAGCCGTCAAGGAACTTGCCACCGTTGTGGAACTGAAGTATCTGCACCCTGTCCGCACCAGTCTGGCAGCGCAGGGTCGTTATCAGTTCCTGCACCTGACCGTAGCAGCGTATGTCCTCCACGGTGATTGCCGCATCCCTCTCTTCCTGCTTCTTCCACAGAAGAGTCCTCTTGCGAAGATAGGACGCACCCGCAAGCATACCGGCAATCACGCCAGCCATCGCGGTTCCGACATTCATCCAAAGATCGAAATTCCCTGAACTAGAACTCATGTTAGCCTCCGCAAAACACATCTTTGCTTCCTGTGGCAATCGCTGAACCGCAATTCAGGGGATCACCGATTCTTGCCGCTTGGCGGCTGTTCACGAAAACCATTGAGGAACCCTCTGCTGTATGTGCCTTGTGGCAGAACGGTCCGCAGCAATGCGTTCCCCAATTGTCATATTGGCGATGCCAGCCCTTGCTGTTGACGAACACATTCGTGGACCATGAGATGTTCTGCCTAGGGGCATAACATCCGTGACCTGAACAAATGTCTCCTTGTCTGTGTGCTGCTGGCATCGATAGTCCTTATGGTGGGCCTGGAAAGAACCCTTTGGCTTTTTGCGCTTCCAAATATTGAAGATTGGTGGCTGTTGCACCATTTACATAAAACTGATTCTTGATATTTAGGATCAAATAGTCCCTGTCAGACGACCAGTTGTTGTTCAGGCTGTACTCAAAAGAGCCATCGATGTATCGACTTGGATTGCTTTTGTCGAATACTCTTGCCGTGATCCTGACCGGTATTCCGAATCCAACACCATTGCGAAAATAGGCAGCAGAGCCAATAGTGCCGTAATTTTGCTCGTCTATCTCAAAATCGGGCGGTATGTTGAGGCTTGAGACATACTGATCCATTTCGCCCGTTCTTCCCGTCATCTTTCCCGTATCAAGATTCAGAACCATGTCGGGGGAAAAATCACCAGTAACCACAAGGAAACCAGCATCTCCGAATGTCGCACCAACGCAAGTGCTGCTTACGCTTTGCACAAGGAAAAGTCCCCAATTTGGATCATCCGTGATGTCCTCTTGCTCAAAATACACGCGAGTAGGTCTAACAGGAGGAAAATCGTTTCCACCATAGAAATAAGTGGTGGGAGCAATTGGAAAGTTCAATCGAAAGCAGTCTGCGCTGATTCCCGACCCAGAAGCAACTCCTACATCGGTGCCATTGGGATAATAGACAGAAGGATCGACTTCGGAAAGTACTCTGTATTTGCCCTGCCAAAGATATTCCTGCGCTGCCATCAGAACGAGCCTCCGTCAAGTACATCGGGAAGTATCACGGGCTGCGCGAATTCGGCAGGGAACGCAAGAACCGGAACGCTTGGAAGAGGAGCGACTCCTGGCAATTCCGAAGTCGGATCGGTATTTGCAATTCCCGTCTGTCCAGGATAGCCCTGCAACAGGCTTGCAGATTCGTTGGGGACAGCGTACAGGCTTACTGTTGGCAATCCTGGCAATCCTGTCGCTGCCTGTGCTGCTCCTGTTCCTCCTGCCATTACGATTGTAGAATTGGAAACTCCAGGCGCAGTCGGAGGGATCGGAGGAAGAGCAACGGCGGCAACTTGCGTGGATGTTGTGGTGGAACTGCTTGAATCGTTTCGGGATTCGGACTCATCGCTGAGTGCCGAAAGTGCCGCTGCTCCTGCAACGATTCCCAATCTTGCGGCACCCTCAAGGAGTCTTTGCGTCCTTGGCGACAGTTCGGTTCCTTCTTCAGGCTCGGTGACCTCAGCCCCGCCAACCTCATCGGGAACGGCAGCAGGGGCAGAACCGTTGAAAGTTGTCGTGCTTGCACTTGTCGATGCGACTTCCGTGGTCTGCGTGCTTGCTGTCGTGGTTGTCGTGGAAGAGGTTGTTGTCGTTGTTGCTTGACTGGTTGCGACTGCTCCCGCCGGTACTGTTCCCTCAGACTGCTTCTGCAATGTGCTTGAAGGCGTGGTATTTCCTGCAACCACGCCCTCCGTGGATGGGCTTCCAAGAGATGGCAAGACTCTTGTATCGCCTGTTGTGCTTGGATCGGGGAACTCAACTCTTCGCTTCTCTATCTGATCCAAACCACCAACGCTCACGGAAGAAGAGTTGACTCCTTCGGGATTCAAATCTATTCTCGGGGCAATCAAGGTCATGTTGCCGCCACTTGACATGGTGTAGGAACCGGAGACCTTGTGTACGAAACTTCCCTTGGTGTGCATGATCACATTTCCATGCACCAATGTACGCACATCTCCATCCACCTCAAGGTAGAAATCCCTTCCGACCTTGAACTGCGCCCTGCCCTCGTTGGTATACAGGACATTTCCCTTGATCATCGCGGACTTCGATCCTATGGTGATCTCGTAGTCATCTCCAACGATCTTCGTGACCCGTGAACCGGTTGCGCCGATTTCCTCGAAAGATCCTGACTTGTGATAGCGGTGCAGTCTTTCATTCTGCGGAGTGTCATCGACTTCGATGATGTGACCCGACTGGCTTTCGTAGACATGGTTGTAGGGATAGGTCGCTCCGTAGGCACTCTGCGGCTCCTGCCAACTTCCCGTCAACGCCGCAGGAATCTTCGGAATCCTTGCATCTGCCTTTTCCTTGAGTATGGTCTGCTCAAGGCTTTCGCCTCTGGCAAGCCTGTTTGTGTCCTGCTCTCCCGCATAGGAATCCAAGGGATATGTGCCGCTTGGGTCGTAGAATCCCTGTTCCGGATCTTTGTACTTTCCGTTGTCATCGGGGAACGGATAGCCTGCCACCGTACCCATGATGATCGGGTCTTGTGCATGAGGACCATCTCTGAAGAATCCCACTACCCATGTTCCTGGCAGAACGCCGGTGGGACTTGTTCCCTTACCGCTGATTGCCGCACTTGTGATTGGTTGTATCACGGAAGCCCAAGGCAACGACTCGGTGGGTATCAGAATCTTGCTGCCCGTGTGAAACCCGTAGATGCGAACCCTGCATCGTCCGACTTTCAACGGATCATTTATGTCCTCAACGACACCGTGCCACCAGACAAAATCCATCTTGCCCAAGTAGTCATTGGGATTTTCCCTCATCTCATTGAGCATCAGATTTCCCCACTATCGAAGGTTTGCACTTCAGGAATCTTCTCGTCATAGCCATCCTTGACGAGTTCCATCTTCATGTTGTAACTGCCATCCCCTATTTCGTGAAGTATTGCCGTCACCATGTACCGACCAGAAAGATAAGGATCATACCAATCGTCCTTGTTCTTTGGGTCTTCGGTGCTTGGTATGTCAACAGACACCATGTCACCGACTCTTCTCCTTGAATCTCCGTTCACGGTGATCGTCAATGTGTTCGTCCTGAACTGATTCATCTGCGACTGACGGCGAGTGGAGATCAATTCCATCTCGTCATTGTCTTCCACGCTGTCGTACCTGAAGGAGTGCTTTGGATAGTATTTTTGGTAGGCGGTTACATTGTAACTCAAGTCATCGGTTACTTTTGAGATAAGCGGATATCTTGAGATCGTGGGAATCCTGTCTCGTTGGGTGCAGTAGATGTAAAGATTGGTGGATGCCTTCTTGCCCAGTATGTCAAGAACCAACGCATTGTTTGAGTAAACGCCCGACACGATTTCCCTCATCTTGTCTCCGCGACCACCAACGGAAAACGAGATGATGTTGTAGAATTCCTTCTTCATGAATATCTCGCCGGTGTTCTGATCCCTGTTTGTCGGGGTGTGGTGGTACTTGACCAATGTCTCCTGTGCCTTCAATATCGAAAGAGGCATGAAGTTGTACTTGCCGTCAAGATTCTCGTAGAAAACATAGTCACACACCTCGGGGATTGATTCCGCCGATGATCTCTTTGCCAGCCAATTGATCGCATACATGGGATTCCAATTCGGAATGATGGCATTTCTTCTTCCCATGGTAGGGCAGCAGTTTATGCTTATTCCGAATATGTCATTTCCTATCCTCTCCACCATTTCGCTGTAGGACATGTCGTTGAATGATCTTGAAATCTTCAACTTTGCGTTTTCGTAGGCGGGAACGGAGACAAACTCAAGGCGAACCAGTTTCTTTCCTTCGCCCGAGAGTTTTGTCTCGGATGTGACCTTGTATATCTTGAAGGTCTTTTCGATGAAGTCATTGCTTCCTGCATCGCCTGGTGTCGAGAAGACCACTTTCATTGTCTCTCTTCCCGTGATCTGCAAGTATCGAACGAGGTTGATTGAGTCTATCAGCACCAAGAAGCCAGACAGACCATTTGCGAATATGTCTTCGTAGATGTTGAGCGCAACGAACTGCGACTTCACATCCAATGTTGCTCCTGCCGCCGACTCAATCGTCAGCGAATCGACAAGAATGTCACCAGGATTGAGAATTTTGTCGTTATGGAGCATGTCTTATCATGTGAAGATCGACCTGAACTGCGTCAATATTGCGCTGATGAATTCCGGTTTTACTGCGCGAATGAGCCTTTTTTCGTCATTCAGGCGGTACTCCTGCGTTCTGTTGTCAACGGCAATGACATCAACGAATCCGATGTCGGTAACATATCTATTCAGTATGGAAGAGGAATTTGCGATGTCGGATGGAG